CTTACCACCCTTCTCACGTTATGCGTCATTGTGTGGCTATTACAATCGATATTCCAGGAAGTTTCCTGGAATATGTCGTCTATGCCTAATGTTTCATATCTAATGTAAAGATTGTCAAGGTAATCATGAAAAGGCATAATTGCAGTAGTAAACTCTAAGTGTCCATAAACATTTGACGCATTTATTGCTATCCTGCGCACATAATCATCTAAACTTTGCTGGTCTGCAATATCTTCTATTTCTCGCTTGTCCCATTTTTCTCTACCTATATTAATAGTAGAAATAGGACTGTAAGGACTTTCGTTTTTGTAGATACTTTTTAAGCTAGGCTTTTCTGGATTGGTGGTGTAAACTAAAAAACAATTTTTCACTTCAAACAAATCTAAACTTTCCTTCATTCCATAATGAGTAACAGATAATTCATTATCTATATAATTGTAAGTTGTTTCTCTGTTTGCAGGTTCTACATACTTTTCTGATACAAAATAGCCGTTAGCATCAGTTCGCAGGGAATAGTAATTTATCTCGTCTAACAACTCATTGATGATTTCTAGTTTATTTTTAGATATATCGAATTCCTTATCGGTTGCTAAAACCTTATCAGTAGCTTCTATATTTATATTTTCTTCACCACTGCTACTAATGATACTGGATATAGCACTAACATAGTTAGTTCCTGCGGGGATAAAATACCTTTCACTAAAGCCATCATCTAAGAGTATTTGTAGTTTGCTGTAACACTCTATATCTCTAGTAATTTCACTGTCATTGTCTGCTCTAGTAGGACTATTTAAAAGAAATATCCCTAGTGGGAAACTTACTCTTTTCCCATTTGCTTCAATATAAAAAACAGGCTTTATTCTATCTGAAAGATAGTCTATAGCCTGTTCGCTTTCTGCTATTGTAAGTGTTGCGGTTCTTTTTATTGTTCTCAAAGACTTATACTCAATACTCAAAGATTTCACGTTTTTGAGTGTACCTTTTTCGTTCTCGTCTTTGTCAAGAAGAATAACTTCGTACCATTCTTTTCTGTTAGATGAATGTAGAATACTTACTACTTCATCATGCGTCAAACCATCTCTTGCAAGGTTAATCATCATAATCAACCTCCGTAACTTCAAAAGACACTTCCCATATACGCGGGTTTATTTGCTCTGTTATCTGTGGTTCAGATGTTATAAATACATATTTATTTCTTCCTCTACTATCTCTAAGTAGTAAAATTTCTTGTGTATCTACTAAATCCAGTAATGCATTTACCACTTCTTCTTTTGTTATTACAAAAGATAGTTGCATTGTCCAGTTTTGCTGTTGCCCTCTAATTACTACTGGCTTAGTTCTCCCTGCATAGTGTACTAAAGTTTTTGTATATGTTTTTGTATGCGTTCTGCTAGGATTGTATTTTAGTTCTACCCACTGCGTGTAGTCCTGTGTATTTGCTAATTGTGTGTTATTTACCTTAACAGAAGTATTTTGTATGTTGCTATCCTTATACCCACCTTCTTCGGCCATGGCTCTTACTTTATATTCATATTGCGTGTTGTGCGTTAAAGTATAGTCTATAAATTTTCCGTTTACTTCTACTTCGCCTATCTTAGTCCATTCTATCTCGTTATATCTTTTACGATAAATCTCATTTCTTGCTATTTCAGAAGTAATTGGATTAGTAACAAGGATATGGACGCTAGCCCTAGTATAGTCTACAAATAGCCTAAAAGAAGGTTGGTTTGGCTCTGCAAAAAATGTTGTTATTGTTTGTTCTGCCCAGTCAGACCATAAGCCAAAGCGATTTTTAATTCTTAGTTTTAATGTATAGGTTTTCTTATTTTCTAATGCTTTTTCTAGTGCATAACTTGTTGCAGTGCTGGTAATTTCTTGTGTGTCAAAGTAAATTTCTGTTCCTTCTGTAACTTGTAATCTAAAAGCAGTTTGTCCGCTTGAAATCCATGTAATTGTAGGATGGCTAATATCAAAACTAGTACCACTTGTTATTGTAGGTTTTGCTGGTGCAGTAATATATGTAAAGCTTGCTTCTGTACTCCAATCACTCCATACATTTAGAGTAGATTGTACCCTAACTTTCCATAAAACCGTTCCTGCAGTAAGATTAGGGAAAGTATAACTACTTTCTGTTCCTCCTGTAATGGTAGTCCATTCTGCACCTTCACATTTATACATAAGTTCAAAGTTTTTTTGCGTTTCTCCTCTGCCTGTACTATTGAATGCCCATGTTGCGGTTACAGTTTCATCATCTATTTCTTGTCCAAAAGGTTGCAAATTCCCTGGGGCTACTGGCTTAGAAGTTTTATAATTAATCTGAATTGCATCAGTAAAAGCAGAAATTCCGCCTAAGTTATTCTTAGTACGCACTCTTACATAAACCGTTCTGTTCGTTACAGTTGTATCATTTAATATCGATTCAGCAATCGTATAAGTAGTTGTGCTTCCTGTATGACTTAGAGTATTCCAGGTCGATCCGTCAAAACTATACTGAATATCTGCCCCTGACTGAGTGTCCGAACCATCAGTACTTTGTCTGTATGTCCAACTTACATTTACTACCCCTGCGTTCTGCACTGCTGTAAAATTTGTGGGTTGAAGAGGATTCTTACTTGCATAAGTAAGATTTACAGTATCAGACCATGCAGATATCCCGCCAAGATTATTTTTTGTTCGTACTCTAATGTCTACATTAATATCGCCTGTCGCACCTTCAAAAATACTTGAATTAAGAGTGTAATTTGTATTCGTGCCTGATACCTCTATGCTTTGCCATGTTCCTCCGCCGATCCTATATTGTATTTCATATCCGGTCATTGCATCTCCCGTTTGACCGCTGCCTACATAATCAAAAGAAATGTTGATATCTGTTCCGCTTTGAACCGCTGAAAGATTTTCAGGTTTAGTAGGCTCATTCCCAAGTGCATATCTTACTTCCAAGTAAGCAGGATTTGAACTATCCTTATCAGCAATTGTGAGTATAGCCCCTGTACCATAACCTAACGTATCTAATAGAATTCGATAGTAATTCTCTAAACTTGATATTTGAGCTGAATAATATCGGTTCACTTCATCGTCGTAAATTTGTGGCAATTTTCCCACTTGTGTGAAAGTACTTTCTTTATATATCCAACCAGTCGTGTATTTAGAAGCATTCGTATCTGCAGATGTGACATATAAGTACATCTTAATATCTAAAATATTCGCACCTGCCGGAGGAGTAAAACTCTGATAATAAAAGTTCAAATAATCATTATCATCTTTGGCTTGGATATCGGTATTTGTTTGATATAGTTTCTGTGTGTAAATAGCCATTTAATCACCTGCCTTTCCATATTGGATTAATAGGCTCTTGCTGCTTGCTGTGCTCTTTTTTGCATTTGAGCATATTTGATAAGATCGTCTACTTGCGATATATCTACATTGAAAACAAAGGTATCTCCTTTCCCGGCATTCCCTCTGCTGTATTCTTCATTTTCCTTTTTTGTTAGCACTCTTTCCCCTTTATGCAATTCCGCTCGGTAACCGTCAAAAGGAACGTAGTCTAATCCACTTGCATGGCTTCCATGCACTGCATAACGAGGAAGTTCAGGTTCTTTTAATTTTGGCGGTTGAAGATTAGATATACTATTACCAATACTAGTTATTGACGATTGTAAGTCTTTGCTTCTTCCCATAATTACTGCGATAATCGCACCTAATGCTATTAATGCTGCTACAACTAACATTATTGTTGCCACAGTTTTCATCATTGCAGGGTTCATTGTACCAATTAGGCTTGTGATATTATTTATACTCGTTGCTATGCTCCCTGCTGTTTTTAACATAGTTCCCATCACCATTCCTACGGTCCCTGCAATTACAATAAATTGTAAAAGTCCAGGGTTTATACTCCCGATCAATGTTGCAATCGGAGTTAATATATTTAAGATGCCTTCTACGAGAGGTAGAAGATTTTGCCCTGCCTTTTCCGCACTGTTTTTAATTCTTTGCATTGTTTGTTGCCAACTATAAGATGTTGTATCTGCCATTTTACCAAATGCTTCTTCTGTTGCGCCTGTCGCATTTTGCACCTCTTGCATTGCCTGTTTAAATTGCTTACTTCCTTGTGTACTGGTTAATGCCAAAACACTATTTAAAGCTTCAACACTTCCAAACAGTATACTCATTTGCTCTGTATTACCTTTTGTTTTCCTTTGAACATCCTCTAAAAACCTTTCCCATCCTTTGCTTTGTAGAGCACTTGCAGAGAATTTTAGGCCTAATTCTTCTGCTAATTCAGATGCCTGTTGAGAAGGCTTAACAATATTTGATAGTGCTGCTTTTATACCTGTCATTGCTTGTGAGGTTTGAATTCCTTGTCTTGTTAATGCTGCAACTGAGCCAAATAGTTCTTCTGTACTCAGTCCTGCTTGATAGGCAAGAGGTGCAACCTGTCCTAAAGATTGTGCAAGTTGATCTATACTCGTCTTACCAAACTTTTGAGTAATAAACATCTGATCCGAAATGTCTATAGCTTTTTCTGCAGATAATCCATAAGCATTAAGCATACTTGTCATTCCATCTATCGCTGTTGTAGTATCAGTGAATCCCCCTATAGCCACTTTTGTTGCAACACCTAAAACATTAATTGCATTTCCTGTTTCCACCCCTGCGCTAATAGTTTGATATAATGCCTCTGACAATTCTCCAGTGCTTTTCCCTGTTTGGTCAGACATAATGCGAATAGCATTTCCTAAATCTTCAATAGATACTTGGCTTTCGTCTGCAATAGTGCTTACTTTAGCCATTCCAGTTTCAAAATCCATGGCTAATTTACTCATAACTCCTCCAGCTGCAACAATCGGAGCCGAAAACTTAATAAGCGCGTCTCCTGCACTATTTAGTTTACTGCCGACTTCTTTTGCAGACTCTCCAAAGCTCTTTATTTTTTCTTGTAACTGTGCTGTCTTGTCTGTCTGCTCTTCTAATTTTTTAGTGGTGTCATGCAAAGCAGTCTGCATTTGAGCAAGAGCCTTTTCAGCATTGTTATATTTGATTGCAAGATTTTGAGTCTCTTTTGCATTTTCGCCTTTTCCCCTTTTAGCTTGCTCATACTGTTCTTTTAGCTTCTGTACTTTCGCACTTTGCAACTCTATTTTTTTAGTTAAATTATCTTGCTTAGCTTGTAATTCTTGTGTAGTATCTCCGAACATCTTCGCCTGTGCTGAGATGTTCTTGAACTCACTATCTAAAACCCTCATTTGCCTGTTTATTTCGCTTATGCTTCCTGTAAATCCAGTGCTATCCATACCTACTTTAATTACTGTTTTAAATTCTTTTGCCACGTTCTCACCTCGCTTCCGAGCATAAAAATAAGCACTCTTTCGAGCACTTAGAAAAATGGTATATTGTCAATCGTTGTTTCAACTGTATTATTTTCGAATCCTTTTATATTTTCTTTTTCTGCTATTATTTCTTCTAAATATTTATCAATTAATGTAAATGTCTTAATTGGTGTTGATTTAAACCAGAACTCTTCTTCTGTTCTGCCTAATTTCACACAATATAAATAATATAGATGATCCCAATCTAGTTTATGATATTTTTCAGTATCTCCTGCGCCATTTTCATAGTAGCTTTGTCCATCATTTTTTTTTGATTTTCTTCCGGATAACCATAAAGGTTGTCTATTGCAAATTGAATTATTTCAAATAAAGTAGGAATATCCATGTTTACTACAATCCTTTTCACATCATCAAACTTAACTGTTTCATCAACTGTTTTCATACCTGCATATATTAACTTGCATCCATTTTGATAAGGCTTTTTGAAGCTATTGAAGATAATACTCATGCTACCTTCTTCAAACTCTTCATCTAAAATTGCAACCGTATAATTTGTAAATTTTAAATCTTTTGTTTTACCATCTTCAAATTCAAGAGACAGAGTCTGTATAGGCCTAGTTGCTATTTTCTTTTTCATAATTCACACTCCTACATAAAAAGTAAAAAGGCTTAGATTGCATCTAATCTAAGCCGTAAAAGAGCCATCATATACTTTTTGAAACCATTTTGTCTCAAGGTCTTCCGGAGCATTTTCGCTATCCTCATCTATTTTATGTCGCCAATTCCCATCTGCTCTTGCAACAAATTCAAACGGGATTTCCAACGATTTTGGCTCCTTTTTGTCTTTAATAGTTTCGTATTCTTCATTGAATATTTGCATCTTGCCTAATAGCAACCATACAAAACGATATTTGCCATTAGCTTTTAAGGATTGAAACCCAAGTGCTATGTATGGTGGTTCGTTATGAATATTATCAGTTAAAACACCATTTTCATCAATTGCAATCCCTTTTAAAACAGCTTCTGTTTCTGTACTCATACCTTGCGTAGTTAATGTTACTGTGCAACCTTCAAATGAATTGATTATATCAACCGCTCTATCATCTGCATAATACTTATCTGTACTTGTACTAGCACTGATTGTTATTTTTTGAAAGTCAGCAATCTTAACAGGCGAATCATAAGTCACCGTTCCATCTTCTGCCACTGTTGCAATTGCATAATGTAAATTTTTAGCTCCTACTGTTGCTTGGCTCATACTTATTCCTCCTCACTTTCTTTTAAATAATTAAACCTAAGTACTTTATGAAAAATCTTCGTATCTTCCTCAAAATCGTCATATTCGCCGCTTCGGTAAAACTCAATTTCTCTCATTTTACTTTTTACTTGTTTAGCTAGTTCTGTATAGTCTTCTTTAGACCAGATATCTACTTGGCATACAATAGCTGTAGTAATTTCTTTATCATCTGCAAAATCTTTACCACTTTCGGATATAAAAGAAAAAGTTAGGCTTGGAAAATTTTTTGGCCTTAATTGCCAGTAAACTTCATAGCCTAACTCTTTTAATTTGTTATATACTAAATCAATCAATCTCTCCCACCTACTTTATAGGTCCAATTGTTTTTGTAATTCCTCATCAATTATTTTCTTAACTTCTTCAGACGTTTCTTCTAAGCTCTTTGTCATAAATTGATTGCCTTTCATTTTTGATGTCCCAAATTCAAGCCATTTCCACTTATATCCTGTTTTTTTGCCACCGTATATCTCTCTTACTTTGTCGCCATCTTCATCCTCTTTTAGACCACTTAATCGAACATCATCTGCCATATGAATATAATCCGGTTTATTTACATCACTTCTGCCAATATTCTTTTCTACTGCTGCTTTTATAACTTGTGCTGCTTTTAGAGTTGCTGTCTGTTCAACTTTTTCAATATCTTTACCCATTTTCTCAAGCTCATTTGTAATCTCACTAAAATCCCATTCAAAGTTAACTGTATCAGCCACTATGGGTCACCTCCAAATAAAAAATAAGTAGCCTAATGACTACTCATTTAAAAGATCACTTACCCAAAAGGTATAAGCTACATTCTTAATTCCATCAGTTGTTACGGTTTCCCATTTTATTTTTTGAAAATCCTCTTTCATAATGGTAATAATAACCCCTACGTCTTCACCTTCATTCCCATATG